CAGGCGGTAGCGGATTTGTTGGAGCTGGATGAAATTCATGTCGGCGAAACCTTTGCCAATACGGCTAAAAAGGGGCAGGCGTCCAACCGGGAACCGCTGTGGGGTAACCATGCGTCATTCCTGAAAATCTCGCGTGATGTGCAATCGGTACAGGGTTTCGTTGAGCCGTTTTTTGCACTGACCGGCGAACTGGGCACCCGTGCAACCAGCACCCGGCAGGACGATAGCCGAGGTGTCAAAGGCGGTCAGGCGGTTAAGGTAGTCGAGCAGCTAAAAGAACTGTTAATCGCTAAAGAGGCCGGTTATCACTTTCATAATGCGGTGGCTTAGTCATGACGGCCACTTCAATAATAGGTTCAGGACAGGGTTATGTAGCGACAGACCGGATTCGGCACAACGGCACCGACTATAAGGTTGGTGATGTACTGGATGCGGAAGAGTTCTCGGAACTCGAATTGGCGGCATTGATTGAAGCGGATGTGATCGTGGTCGGGGTGGGCGAATTTACCGCTTCCGGTGATGAAAACGACAAAACCGATACTGATATTGCTCCTCGCTACGTAGTCGGCGAACTGGCTCCGTTAAGTTACAACGGCGTCGATTATGCGCCGGGCACAGCTCTGGATGATGTCGAGATTGCCGAAGCCGATCTGGTTCAGCTGCTGGCGGGAGGGATGATTGTCGTAGTTGCAGATGATAATCCCGCCGCTGAAGCAGGCCGGGCCGTTTCTGCAAAATCGAAAAAGAAACCTGCCGCATCTGTTTAATCCACGTTATCCACGTTGGTTGGGCTGGTCTTTTCCAGCCCAACTTTTACCCGCAATTTATTAATGCAGGATTCCCATGCCCTACTGCACATTGCTCGATTTAATCACCGCATTTGGCGAGACTGAGCTAATTCAGCTTACCGACCGCCAGGGCGCGGGCGTGGTTGACGAAACCATCCTGGACGCGGCTATTGTCAAATCCGATGCGGAGATCAATCAGCGATTGCGCGCTAAGGGCTGGGCATTACCGTTAGCGAATGCGTCGGCAGATCTGTTAGTGCTGGGGCTGGATATAACCCGTTTTTTCTTGCACGTCAACGCTGCGCCTGATCCGGTCAAAGAGGCGTTTGAGCGAGCTATTAAAAAGCTCGATGCGTATGTAAAAGGCACGGTCGATCTGGATTTGGGTAGTTTGTCCGTTCCGACGGCCAGCGGCGCGGGCGATGTTGAATTTACCAAAACCGATGCTGACAGGGTGTTTACCCGCAGTGCGCTGGCTGATTATTAATGCCTGCTGCAAAGCTGTATCGAGGTGATACGTGGCTGCGTTCATGGACGCTAAAGGACAAGCTGAAACGCCTTATTAACCTGACTGGCGCTACGGCCACGTTGCAGTTGCGTAATGCTAAAAAAGAGCTAATTCACACAGCGTCCACCGCTAATTCCGAAATCGTTATTGATGGTGCGGCGGGTAAAGCGTCAATGGAAGTAGACGAAACAATCACCGCCGCGTGGCTTCCTGGAACCTACACGTTTAAATTTCGAATCACATACCCCAGTGGAGTGGTGAAGGTTTATGAGGCAGCGCCTTTGGTGATTCTGGAGTATTAGGCCGTGATCGACTCTGAAATCGTTGTTATCTATGAGCCGGAAATCATCACTGTCGAAGTTGACTCGCCGGATTCGGTCATAGTCGAGACTGGATCACAGGGGCCGCCTGGGCTTAGCGCCTATCAGTCGGCAGTGGCTGATGGATTTGTCGGTACTGAAGTGGAGTGGCTGGCGTCGTTGGTCGGCGCGCCCGGTCTTAGCGGCTCGTTCTATGAGCATCAACAATCCGCCGCATCAGTAACTTGGACGATTAATCACAATTTCGGCCGTCATGCGTCCGTGTCACTTTATACCACCGGAGGTGCTCAGATTATAGGTCAAGTCACGAACATCAATGTAAACCAATCAATCGCCGCTTTCGATACTCCGATAGCCGGTTACGCAATCGCAATTTAAGGAAAAACATGTCCATTTTAGTTAATACCGTTTTTGATTTGGGCGGAGCCAACCGCCTCACTAACCTTGCTGCTGCAGTAGCGGTGGGTCAACCGGTAACCTATGAGCAGCTTAATGCGGCTGTTGCCAATATCGCCTGGAAAGACAACATTAGAGTTGCGTCACAGGTCGATGTAACCATTGCATCGCCAGGTGCGACCATTGACGGCATTACGATGTCGATCAATGACCGGGTGCTGGTAAAAGCTCAAACGACCGTCGCTGAAAACGGCATCTATATTTGGAACGGTGCGGCTACACCGTTGACCCGCGCTGCCGACGCAGCTACGTTCGCCGATCTGGAGTCGGCTGTCACGACAGTTGATGAAGGTACTGACGCCGGGGTGACTTATCGACAAACTCAGGTAAACGGCACTATCGATACCAATGATGTGATTTGGACGGATTTCGGTACCGCCTCCCCCAGCGCCAGTGAATCGACGCCGGGTATCGCCGAAATAGCGACACAGACTGAGACTGATACCGGAACGGATGACGCTCGCTTTGTGACTCCGCTTAAATTGGCGACCTATGCAGGCCGTGCCAAGCGCTACTCAACCACTATCGGTGATGCCTCAGCTACCAGCATTGCCGTGACGCATAATTTAGGCACCGATGATGTTCAGGTCTATATTCGTGAAGTGGGGGGCAGTAAGCGACAGGTAATTGCCGAAGTGCAGCATACCGGGACGAATTCGGTCACGGTGCTGTTCGACGCAGCACCGGCGCTTAACTCTATGCGTGTAACAGTCCAGGCTTAGCATGGGTATCCCTGTTTTAAAGTCGCTGGACAGGGCTGTTAAGATTACTGAGGGCGGCACCGGTGGTACGACTGCGGCCGAGGCTCGCGCTAATCTGGGATTGGGAGCAATGGTGGGGGTGATGTATCTCTGGCCAGTTAGCACAGTTCCAAACGGTTTCGCAATTTGCCAGGCACAGTTATTATCTGTTAGTGCTTATCCTGACCTGTTTGCCGTGCTGGGTAATAGTTATGGCGGTGACGGCGTTAATACGTTTGCATTGCCGAGTATGCGCAGCACCGGGCTGCAGCACATTATACGGGCTACATACGATGATGTCGTTGTAGCGCCATCTGTCGTTAATGTGCCTGCCGCTATTCATAGCCTTAATGGAGCCGGTAGCGTACTGTATTTTGCTGTGCAGATGCTGGATCCAGTTACCGTGACGAACGGTCCGCCGAAGTTATCAGTCACTATCGGTGCCAATACATACCTGCTTAGCCAATCAGCGGCTACGTCTACATCATGGGAATATGAATATGTCGTCCAGGCGACAGATTTTGGAGAGGTAACGGCCGCCATCGACCTAAACGGCGCAACGCTGGCCTCCGCAGGAGTCCCGGTTAATTTAAACAGCTATTACACGCCAGGGACTCTATTGAGTATGCAGTCGGCTGAGACCTTGATGACGCCGACGGCCGATACAAATGTCATCACTCAAATACAACAGCTGTCCGGGTCTGCGGCAGGCATGACACCGATATCCAATGTCGCTGCTATTACACAAACACAACAGCTGGTCGGCACTGCGTCTACGATGACCCCAACGGCTGATACTAACGCAATCACAATTACATAACGAGGTAACCATGAGCAAATATCATCATCCCGATGTGCTGGACAACGGTCTGTCGAGGATTAAAACCAACACCCAACGCGTAGCGCTAATCAAGAATTATACGGCCGGTGATTCCTACGCGACTGTAACCGGCAATATCGTTGCCGCAGCGGCAACCACGTCAACCGATTTTACCTTGGCCGATCAGGGCACCCTTGGACGCAAAGTCACATCAACCGCTAAAGCCCCCACGGCAACGACGGCAAGTTTAGTCACTGATAATCTTCATTTCGCGCTGCTGGATGATACCAACAGTAAGGTGCTGACAGTTACTGATGAGACCACCGATCAGGTTGTCACAACCGGCAATACCGTTAGTATCCCCGCGCTGACGTTTAATTTTAATCAGCCGGTTTAAATAGTCTCATTCCGGGCGGACGTCATCCGCCCATTTTCCCCTTACAATATTCCGCCTCTTCCGAAGCGCTTCGGATACATCACCCCACTCTGCTGCAATATCATTGCAGCATGAAATTTTATAATTCACTCAATCAATTACACCTAAGCAGCGACGCTATGCGCCTCTGCGGAGCGCTGCCCTGTGCTCGGTAATTTCCTCTCTGCATCCGGGCTGATTATTCAGCGTCTGGTTGATGAGCAGGTTGCCGACGCGAATAAAATCCGCCCTGCGCCGTCTCCTGCGTGGGTGACTAAAAATGCCCTGGACGGCTCGGTCAATGTGATTTTTTTTGATGATGTGCCTGTCGTTGGTCAAGGCGGCCAGTCTCAGCGCGGCAAGGTTCAAAGCAGTGAGCAATTCTGGCTAATCATTGTGTCCGCGAAAAATGTTGCTGATGCCGGTAATTCAGCCCGGCAGGATGCCGGGCTGATTCTTCTGAACGCGTTGGTTGCGTTGCAAGGATTCCTATTATCGCCGGATCACGGCGAGTTGTACCGGCAAAAATCCCCCTACCGCGCCACGGACGATAACGGGTTTGCACATCTTCCAGCGCTGTTTTCAACGAAAGTCATCACCACCGGCAGCGCCGTGCCGCTGTGAAATTCAACAATCCATTAATCATCAGGAGTGGCCCCATGGCTGAACTACCCGAAAAAACCGAAAAACCCGCGACCACCATTGAGGTGACGCTATTAATGCCACATACGCACGGTGGCCAGCCCTGCAAGCTGGGCGACAAAATCAACGTAACCGAGGCGCAAGCTAACTGGTTGCGCAACCGTGGCGTTGTAGCGCCTAAATCAGCTGGAGTTAAATAATTATGACTGAAGTAACTGGCGCACTACAGATCAAAGGCACCGTCTATATTAATACCAAAATCAATGGTGTATCCCAGGGCCTGAAACAAGTGCCGGGGGTGATCGATTTTAATGTCACGCCTAAAGCAAAAGTGATTACGCAAATCTCGAAGGATCGGGCAACCGAGGGACAGGTAACCGCTGTGGCATCAACGCAGGAACCGGCAGAGCTAAAGCTGAAATTCTCGGCATTTAACTCAAAAATGATGGCCATCGCCATGATGGGCGAATCGTCGGTATTAAGCGGCGGTGCGCAAACGGTGACTAATGAGGTTATTGCGGCAAAGCTGGATTGCTTTGTAAAACTGGTTAACCGCAATATTACCGCCGGATCCGTGGTGGTAACCGATACGGCTACTGATTTGGTGACTTATGTTGAAGGCACGGACTATACCGTAAATTACGCGGTGGGCATGATTCAGCCGCTGTCAACAGGGTCTATGACCAACGCCGAGTCATTGCATATTGATTATGCCTGTGCGGCTTATTCAGGGTTTGCAACCGTCGCAGCGACTACGACCGAGGTTGTCGCCTATATTCTGATTGATGGGGTTAATAAGGCAGACGGCGAAAATGTCGAAATCGAAATTGACGAGGCGCATCTGACGCCCAGTTCACCGGTTGATTTTATGTCGGATAAATTCTCCGAGTTGGATTTGTCGGGGTTTATGGTGACACAACAGGGCAGCAACAATCCTTATCGCATTAAGAAGTGGCAGTCTGCGTAATTTGCAGGGCGCGCCGTACGAACGTTTAACGTCATACCGGCAGGGATTGCCGGTATCCAGGTTAACAGGGATGTAAGCATGTTTCTCAGGTTCTTTCATGGCTGACACCTCGCTCGTTGCTAAAATAATTTTAAGGCTGCAAGACGAAGCCAGTCGTGGGCTGGATACTGCCCGCCAACACGTCAACGGCATTGGCCAAGAGATCGATCGCGTTAAGACGCTGATGATCGGGCTATTCAGCTTTGTCGCGATTAAGGGGGGCATTGGAAACCTAGTTGATTTGTCTGACAAGTACATTGAGTTATCCGGAAAAATCAAGGTTGCCACTCGATCTGTCGCTGAATATACGCAGGCGCAGACCGAGGATTTTAATATAGCGCAACGGACGCGCACGGCGCTGACAGCGATAGCTGGACTATACGCCAAGACCCAGTCAGCCATGAGGGCGTTAGGGGGTACGCAAACGCAAGCGCTCCAGATAACAGAAGCAACCGCACAAGCCTTTAAGTTATCCGGCGCATCGGCGGCCGCATCTGTAGGTGGCATCGAACAGTTTACCCAAGCGCTTCAAAGTCTTGTATTTCGCGGCGATGAGTATAACTCAGTAAATGAAGTCGCGCCGCGGTTAATGCAGGCTATAGCGGATGGACTGGACGTCCCTATCACAAAATTGCGAGTAATGGCCGAGGCGGGGGAGTTGTCGTCAGAGCGAGTTACCGCCGCACTGCTGTCGCAAAAAGATGTATTGGCCAGAGAGTACGCTACGCTGGATATTACGGTCGGTGGAGTGTGGACAAGGCTGGAAAATAAGCTTTTACAGTACGTCGGCAAATCAAAAGATGCAAACGATGCCACGCATAGCATTGCGGGCGGTATTGAATTTATAACTGATCATTTAGACGGTCTGGTTACCTTGACCGTCCGCGCCGGTGAGGTGCTGCTGGTCGCGTTCGGTGCCAATAAGCTCAAAGGCCTTGTCCTTTATGCCGAGTCCATGCTGGCAGCAAGAGCCGCAACGGTGGCGGCGACCGAGGTAGCTGCAACGGCCGCCGCTGCAGCTAGTGCTGAAGCGGCGGCCATTGCTACAGCAACAGCGGCCCGAGAGGCTGAGATAATCGCCACTCAGGAGGTCATTGTTTTAGCCAGGGGCGAGGCGCTGGCTAAATTAGCGGCAACCAATGCCTCTATCGCACAGACCCGCGCTACCATAGCGGCTCTTGAGGCGACCGTTCAAACTACCACTACAACCTGGTTACTAACACAAGCTACTACCAGCCTGACAGCGGCTGAGATCGCCCGCGCGGCTATCCTTACAGACTTGGCTGCTTTGAGTGCCAGTAATGCGCGGATGAATACGGAACTGGTCGCTGCGCAAGAGGCGCAGGCTGCAGCTACTCTGGCTCAAGGAGAGGCTGCTGCTGCCGCTACGGTTCCAGTTACATTGTTTGCGAAAGCAGTAAAGGCTATCAGCTGGGGTATACCGTTGGTCGCTGCTGCTGAGGTTGGCGTCGCAATCGGCGAATGGGCACGGCAATTTGAATGGGTTCAGGTCGCAGGTGCGAATGCCGCCCACAATATCGCTAAGATTGTCGCGTTTGGCGAAGCGTTGGCGCATCCATCGTTTGAAAATTGGCATAAATTCGGCGAGGAATTAAAAAAGATTGATGCCAGTTTTGAAGAGACTCGCGCAGCTATAGGCCGAGTCGATACCGCGCCGGTGCCATCAATTTTCGACAAACTGAAAACATCAGCCAACAGTATGGCCGAAGGCATTGATGCGGCATTGACCAAAGCGAAGGGCGCAGCAATTACCCACTCTGAAGCTATGGTCAAGCCCTATGATGATGCAGCCAAGGCCATCACTACTGCATTCGAGGTGCAAAGCACACAGATCGACGCCGCTCTAAAAGACCGTCTTTATGCGATCGACTACGTGGCCACCAGCGAAAAGCAAAAAATAGCCGAAACTACCCAGGCGGTCATTGCCGCCGAGTTTGAAAAAACCGCCGCGGCCCTGAATACCAAAATCCAGTTGGATCAAACCTGGGATGAAACCTACGGCAAGGCTATTGAATTAGCCCGGAAGGCGGGTGGTGATATTTCGGCATTGGAACAGCAGGGTGCTGAGGCGCGCATCGGCAGCCTGCAAACGGTGGTCATCGCCTATCAGGCATCGGTTGATAACATGATCAGTGAGGAGCATCGTTTATTAGATGCCGTCCGCCATACCGCTGAAGAGCGCGAAAACCTATCGCGCAGCGTTGAGGATAAAGTCCGCGCCTTGCAGCAAAAAGGCATGGGCGATGTGCAGGCCTATGCCGACCAGCAAAAACAGATCGACGAAAAACAAGCCGCTGCAAAAAAAGCCATTTTGGAAGGCAACTTTACCGATGCCAAAAAGTTTGCCGATGAGGCAATACGTCTGGCCGAGAGCACAGCTCATGCGGTCGATAATGTGTCCAAAGACGGGCAAGGTAAAACCCAGCGTAAAGAGGCGATTAGCGAAAATACTGCTATTGCTAAATCCATTGAGCAGATCAAGGAGTCGGCGGCGCTGGCCGATAGCGCGCTGTCAGGACTGGGTAATGCTCAGCTGGCGCAGGCAAAAAGCGTCGCGGCATCGCTGGATGGCGCTAAGTCAGGATTGGCCGATTTTAAAGGCGAACTGGATAGGACGATTGCGGATGTAAACAGCAAGGCTCAAGTAAAGTTATCGATCGATGCGACTGCTGCGCAAGTCGAAATGGACAAGCTGGCCGCACTGACAGCGGCTAAAGAGCTGACGGTCAAGATCAAAGCGGATCCGCTTAATGCCGATGCCGAAATCGCCGCCCTGCAGGCCAAACTGGCCGAGGCTAAGATCACTGTTCCGGCTGTGGTCGCGTTCGACAAGATGCGCGATGAGGATCTGGCAAAAATCCAGGAAGAATTGCGTAAATCGATCGCGTTTTTAACGGCGGTACCGGTGGGTGTGGATACCTCGGATGCGGTTGCCTCGTTAGAGTCAATGAAGGCGCGCATCGACGAAAAATTATCCTCACCTACCTCTGCCGTTCATGCGGTCAATCCGGACTTTGAGGCGGTTTTTAAAAGTATTAATGAGATTAAGCAGAATACCTTCAGCACCCATACCGTCTATGTTAATAAAGTAGAAAACAATGCGACCGGCGGGCTGATTCAACATCTTGCCACCGGTGGTCGGGTAGCGGCTCAAACCTTTAGACGCGTGATCGGCGCTATCACCGGTCCAGGAACCGGCACGTCCGACGATGTACCGGTCATGGCCAGCAATGGCGAGTTTGTCATTAAAACCGAAGCGGTACAGCATTACGGCGTTAATTTTATGAACGCCCTGAACAACAAGCAGCTCCCTGTTGCGCCTGGCTATTCCATCGGCGGTGCGGTCGGGGATGCAAATACCTCGCCAAACGCCGCCGGGCTGTTACCGTCTCCCCAGGGCGAAACGATCAATCTAAACTTTAACTTCGGCTCAAAAAACGTAACGCTGCAAGGCTCCCGTAGCGCTGCGCGCGAATTAGCGGTAGAGCTGCGCAGTTTGGCTAGGGTAAGCTGATGTCTCAGCAAGTCACCGCTTTAATTAATTTCAAACACTGCGACTTTGGCGAGGATTTCGCCAAGGCGACGGCTGCTTATGATTCAGACCCACAAACAGCATGGATTGCTCCGTTTACGATCGCACAGCGGGCTTACTGGGCACAGCAAGGCGGCGGTTTAATCAACGGCTACGCCGAAGCGTATGCGGTTGGCCGCAGTAACTCAATCAGTAATGCCGCACAATCAGCCTATGCTGTCTGCATGGCCGGTGGCGCATCAGCTTTTCTTGCGCCGGTGGTTGAACCGAGTTTTAAGCTGGTTGTACAGACTAAACTCGACGGCGGTAGCTCATCAGGAGGAATAACCCCAGTCAGCGTCGGACCGTCCGCGCAACTGAGCGTACCGTTCAGTCCCGAGACGCTGGCGCAAGATCAAGCATTAGACTGGAAAGCGTTTTATAGGCTGGGATCTATCCAGTTGGACTACAACTATGCTACGAACTGGGTGATGTCCGACTCCAGCGCATTCTATACCCAGCCCACATACCCAACCCTGCCGATGCGCCCCAGCATACAGGTTAATGCAAGTAACCTGGTGTCGATAGACGCAAATCTTATCCCGTATATTGCTGTGCCGGAGGGTATGTCGATGACAATTCCGGATAGTTTGGTGGCCAGCTTTAATGCGGTCGAGTCGTTCTTTAGCTTCATTATACAGCGGCGCGTCGTTCTGCCTGACGGCCAAATTATCCAGAACGAGATCGACTACGATGATGGCTTTAACAATGGCGCTCTTGCTGATGTCAATGCCACGGTGTATTTTCCTGGGCTGGGTGCGAGTTGTGATGTCAGCGGCACGGTGGATGTATACTATTTTATTACCGGCTACGCGTTTGGCACCTTGTATAAGTTGGATAACAAGGTACAACAAGTGCGCGTGGATGGCGGTGATTATGATTTTGCTGTGTGGGCAAACGCTGCCGGCAGCACTCCGCCGTCGTATGGGCCGCCAGGTCTTAAATCGTTGCATGAGTCGTTTTATTACCAAGTCTCGGTGCCGATTGAAGAATTACAGATTGAATTACAGGCTGTGCGAGTGTCATTTTACGACCTCAGTAACTATTTTCTGGGGTGGCACGCATACCTACTCGCTCCAGTAGGAGAGGTACCTACAGGCATGGATACCTACGTAATTAATAAGTATGACACGGGGGGCCATCTTATAGGCAACTCGCCCACCTCAGACCCTATGATTCACTTAGAAATATTCGATAGGAGTCGGGTATACAGCCAACAGGCATTTTATGCACCTGTCATTGAAGATCACTCTGCAAGATACCAAAGTGCAGTAGAGGGTAACGGATATAAGCTGTCTACACCCAGCAGCCATGTATTTAATCAGCATGTTGAAGTAGGGAATAGGCTAGATGTAGTCATTCACGGGGCAATTTCCCTGGGATGGCACCCAAACTATGATCCAAACTACCCCTGCTTATCACCCGTTCCAGACCTGCCGGCTGATATTTATCCTGGATATTACAACACATAGCCATGAATACATCTTTAAATGGCATTCCTTTGCCCAACGACATTCAATTGTTGGATGAATTCGCCCCGCGAGTCATTCAGCAGCTGAAAACTACGCTGGATGCAGCGCCGCACATCATCGCGATCAATCGCAGTAAGGGTTTGCCAATCAGCTTGCGATCTTGGGATGACGGGGCATTTGTCACCCGCGCTACAGTGTTGCTGTTACAAGCCTCCGCCGAACAGGCTGGGTTGGTTATGCCGCTGGTATTGCGTGATGAATCGTTTCAGGTGATGTTTAGACATCACGACGGCCAGGCGTTCGCCGCTGAGCCGGTCAAAGATATTGCCAACCCGGCACCGGATGATCTCTACCGGATTACGCTTAATTTAATTACTGTTTAAAAAGGGAAATATCATGGCCTTAGCCAGCACAGATTTCATACTCAATCGATCCACCCTAAATTCCGATACCGTGCCCGCGCAAAATGGGGGAAGGATGGCGCATACCCAGGCTGTCAGCGGGGTTAAGAACAACGTATTCCCTGATTCCAGCGTCGCCGAGAGATTATCGGGGGGCACACGCTGGCGTAAGCTGTTTTGGTTTATTAATTCAAATACTGCTACGCCGGCAAATAACGTCAGGGTGTACCTGGACCAAAAGACTAACCAGGATGACTACTTATTGTTCCAAGCGGCGACAGCGACAGGAACGGAAGCAACTGATAAGGACGAAGCCTTATTGTATGGGGTCGGCGTGTTAGCTGGTAACGCGTCAGCAGGGGCAGAGTCCGTCATTGTAGCGTGCGAACACGCTGACTACGCTACATTGCTTCCGTTCCGTGTCGGGATGATGATACGCGTCTCAAACATACCGGTAGGCGGAGGGGTGGGTACGGAGGAGTTTGCGCCGTTAAGTGCGGTATCGATTACCGGCGCAACCGCTACACTGACCTTTACAGGGCACCCCCTGGCTAATGCCTATTTAGCGGCTACACCAACGGTTGTCAGTGGGGTCCTTGAAGTTGCCCAGGTTGCCGGTGCTTTCAATACAGCCGTCGTGACAAGTGCAGCAGGGACGCTGGCGTACGGCATAACGGGGAATCTTACTGTCCCCAGCAAGGGTTCTGTCAACGAGGCGTGGACGTTAACATTTAGTAACGCTACAACCTTTTCGGTATCAGGGGCGGTCACTGGGGGCCTGGCGAGCTCTGGCACGGTGGGGGCGGATTACTCGGCTAGTAACCCATCAACATCAACGCCATTTTTTAGCATCTTATCGTCTGCTTGGGGCGGCACTTTCACCGCGGGGGACACCATCACGTTTAATACCACGCAGGCCTGTTTGCCTATCTTGATCCGGCAGCGCATCCCTGCCGGGACCGGCACGCTCGCAAATAATGTGGGTGGCATTGCTATTCGAGGAGAGAGCGCGTAATGGATACACTATTATTCAAAAATAATGCAGTGGGGTATTTGGACGGGGCCATTACCCCCGTCGATACGTCAATAGTTTTAGTGGATTCAAGTCAGTTTCCTACCCCCTCAATCGGGCAATATTTTTTAGCGACATTAACTGACGGGCAAATCCCGGAAACTGTAGAAATAATACGTGTTTCCAGCAATGATACGGCATCTGGGACTTTGACAGTATTAAGAGGGTTCGATGTCGAGGACTCTGCTGCCCGCTCCTGGATTACCGACACAAAATTAGAGATGCGCATTACAGCAGGTACGCTTAGCGCATCAGGGCAAGGCATCGATACGTCAGGTTCAATCGCTGCAGATTCCCTATCGTTGAATGCGGGCGCGAACAGGATAGCGTCGACTATCATGATCGGCGCATTCCCCTGTGTAAAAATGGACGATGGGAACGATGCGGATGAGCTGTATAGTCAAGCCCCCGAAACGGTCATGTGCTCCCCTTATTTTGACTTGGGGATACCCGCTACGTGGTTAGCCGCTGCGGATTATACCCATGGCTCCATTGTGCAGCCAACAACCCCCGATGGGTATCAGTATAGAGCCGTTATGCCGGACAACCCCAGCATTCTTACACGTAAGCAAGTTTGCGCCTCTGGGATGACAGAACCCACTTGGGGGGAAGTAACTTACGATCAAGATATCACATGGATACAGCAAGATCCCTCAGTGGGATACTTTATGCAAAGCCCACCAGCGGGGTCTATTTTTGTGCCCACATTATTTGGTTTCATTAGCCACATTGCCGTTGTGGGTCCCTTAACTTTAATTAATGTATCAGTAGGCACCGCAGCAGAAGTCGATAGATACGTCAGTAATGCTGTCGTAGATGTGTCAAACCCCAACGAGTTTTGCACATGGCCGCCGGCGGTAAATCTTGCCGTCACTAATGCGGAGTCGTTACGATTCACATTGACGACAGCATCAACGACCGGGCGCTGTGTTGGCAGGTTTTTTGTTCGCGGTTTTTTTGTTGAGCTGCCGGATCACCTCTAAATGCTGATTAATGGCCACTTGATCAATGCTGTTGCTATCAATGGCTCATCAGCGCCAACGACGACACCCTTGTCGTCTAGGAGTAGAGTAGATTACGGTGATTTACTCGAAACTCGCTGTGGTTTTGCTTACGGTGACTTACTGGAAACTCGCTGTGGCGTTAGTCATGGGGATTTACTCGAAACCCGATGCGAGGTTGTTGGTGGCTCCATGCCCGTTGTCGAGTTGTCGGCTCGATGCCGCATAGTGTACAGTGATTACGCTACGCTATCGGCCCGCTGCGGTATTGTCTACGGCGGGATTACTGATATTTCAGCCAGGCGCAGTATCGTCTACGCTATAGACACCCCCGTTCAACTGTCAGCCCATTGTAGTATCGTTTACGGACAGTTACAGGATCAGGTTGGTCATGTGCAGACGGGTACTTTCAGGTTGAGCACAACGCATGGCTAATTTAATCCCCACGGGCTATACGTCCGCCCATGTCAGCTGTGATGAGGGGCAATCGGTTTGGCTGGCCGATTTTACCTTAGCGGACCGGGCCAGTTATGCGCGTACCTCGCGGGGCGACGCAATAGAGCTTGAAGTCTTAGGCGAGGTCTACAAATTACGCGTCGACAGCCGCAACATTCACCGGGAATCGGGCGTAGAAGATTACACGATCAGCGCCATGTCGCCGCTGGGCTTTATGGATGCCCCTTGGGCAGCAGAGCAAACATTCCATTACGCAGGAGCGGTTGATGCGTGTACGGCGGTAGAAGCCATTCTAAGTAGTGCTGTGACCTGGAGTCTGCCAACCTGGATAATTCCCGCCGGTGCGCTATCAATGGCAAATGTGACGCCGCTGCAGGCTGCAAAGGCGATTGTCGAAGCAGTTGGTGGGGTGATCGAGAGTTTTCCGAATGGCGATATAAATTGTCGGTTACGAGATCCTGTCAACGTGCCGGATTATGCAACGGCTGCGGTCGATCAGTATTTTAATGATAATGATTGGGTGACGGTCGGCTCTATCGATGCACCGGCTAAAGGCTTCAACCGGGTAATTATTAGTAATTCTACGGTGGCGCAGTCGGGCAACGCTGACCGGCTTGAGGGGATAGCGGATAAGACTAACCCGGAAAAGGCTTTAATCCGGGCGTATTTGTCAACACAAAGAGCCGTCGGTCTAGTGCATACCGGCGCGGCCGAAACAGTTATCGTCAGCAAGGGTGTGGTTATTCGCACTGAGTCGGAAGTGATTGAGTTTATCGACGGTAAGGCTACGCTGAAATATCCGGCGTTGGCGCTGACCGGTTACGTTTGGCAACATACCGATTTAGGCATAATTACTGTCGATGGCACAAGCGCCACAGCATCAAACGGCGGCTATAGTCTAGCTGCCGTAACTTATACGGTGCAGACAACGGATTGGGATGTGTCCCTGGCGCTGGCTGAGGAAGTTCAATTTTTATTGGTAGACGCATAATATGACATCGGCAACGATTACGGTAAAATTTACTAATCCGGATGCAGCAGCGGCCGCAAACGCGCATTTGTCCGCAGAGGTTGATTCAAGAGCAGCTGGATTAAACTCAGGGAGAAGCTCATTTATCCCTGGCTCGATTGCTTATGTGTTGGTTTATAAATCGGCCAATGTCGCACTGGTTCCGGCGCAAACCTCGGCTGGTAGTTTTAGCTATGGTGGCACTGTATCTGTTCAACATACGGATGAGCTAAGTTTTGCCGATGTAGCTGCGGCCACTCTCAATGTACCTGCTGATAGTATTGTGTCGTACAAATGGCTGGGGCGAGATCTTGGAGCACCTGTTGTCGGTGTCGACGGCAAGACCGTTTCAGTGCCAACGATGGGGGTTGGTGTGTTGTCCATTACTTATAATGCCACTGCTACAATCGGCGCACTGGCATCCCCTATGTCGGTTAACGGCGAGGTGGATTTCAGCATCCTGGTTCTAATTAAAGGTGAGGTGGCGGCGTAATGGACGTTGAAGTTTACCGTGGCCCTGGTGATCGTACTGGCCAGCCTATTGTGGCCCCACTGTTATCAGATGATATGCTGATAGTCAGAGGCCGCGCTGAAATGAATGCCCACGCTCACGCTGTCACTGAACATAACGGGGAGATCATATTTAGGCCGGGCATGATGCTTGGGCAGTTGGTTGATTCGCCCGACATTACGGCGTCAGCGCCTGTCCGGTCGAAGCTAACTGGTATATCGATTTCGATTAAATTGTCTGAAGGCGCTAATCCTACACTGACAATGGATTGCCAAGTCAAACTTAGGCAGTCGCTATGAGTAGCGCATTAGAGATTATCAAGGCTGCATTAGCTCCAAGGCCTGATGGGCTGGCGGTGGTGACGGCGGTTAACGGTCTATCGGTAAAGCTGGCTACAAGAGCTGGGGGTATTGATGCGGTGTCTACCGTTAAGTTGTCGTTAGGGGATCAGGTCACTGTAGTAAATGGAGTGGCCACGCTGGCACCAAAGGCTAGTGTGGTTGAGGCGGTTTGATTTAGATTGTTTCGTAATGCGCAATTAAATATATAATTACGCAATCTGCTAGCGGGGCAAATATCTCACTAAACCCATGTCAAATATCGCGCGGCGCATCACCTTACCTTCCGCATGGAACCTGATTATATCCACGATTGTGTTCTTCGTCGCCGCCAGGTATCTCCACCGTTATCTTGAGGCGCAGGGCATACCCAAAGGCATGACTCGCGGCATGCTGGTGTTTT